GAAACAGAAACAGAAAACAACCCCCCTGCCCCCCTAAAAAATAAGGCTACCCCAATTAAAGGTTTTAATCTCTTTTGGTTCACATACCCTAAAAAGAAATCCAAAGGCAAGGCAGAAAAGGCATGGAAGAAAATCAAACTGGACGAGCAGCTCTTAGCAAAGATAATTGCCACGATAGAGCGGGCCAAGAAATCCAAGGAATGGGTGAAAGAAGATGGTGAATTTATTCCATACCCTGCAAGTTGGCTTAATGCGAAAGGATGGGAAGATGAAGATATGCCCACGTATAAAAATAACAACCCTCCCTATCATAAACCAATTAATAAAGAGTATCTACAGGATGATAGGACAGAAGAGCAGAAGGATAAGGATATGGAGAAATTAAGGAAGATGGCAAGTAATATCGGGAGGAAAATAGAATAAGAATAGTAAAATTAGATTCCATAAAGGAAGAACAATTAAAGGAGGTAAAAAATGAATCCTAGCAAAGAATACAAAGAGCATTGTTTTAAACCATCTGTAGATGGCGATGATGTTGTCGCAATAAGATTTGAGTCACATCTCATAGTATCATTGCTCCGAGACTTTAAGGATTTCCATGAAAAGAATCCAAACGGGACATTAATATGGTCTACTGTTGGTAGTTTTGTTGGATCTGACGACATGACATAGTTTGGGAGATAAACAAAACCTTTAAAAAAGAAAGGGTAAAAATCATGGCTGATTTTGTTAAAGTGGAAAGAAAAGAAAAGCAAATTGCTGGGGAGATCGTAAGATTACTTCAAGGTAAAAAAGTCACAGTAGGTGAAGCTAATTCAATTTTAATACGTGTTACTGATATGATTAAATGGAGTAATTTAAATGTTTCTGAATCTACCTTTCAAAGCGGAGGAGTACCTGAACCATTAAAACTTAAGAGATGAATGAAGAAATTTTGAAATGCCCAAAATGCGGATGCAATAGATTCTTTGTGGCGGTACCAGGATTGACGCCTGAAGAGGAGTTATTTGAATGTGCCTACTGTAAAGACATATTTGAAATCGAAACAATTAGACACAAAAAGGGGGATCAAGATGTTTAAAAAAACTAAAATCAAACAGCTTAAAAAGGATTTAGCTTCGATAAAAGCTGAGTTGGAATTAATAAAGGGTGAAGAGTTTTTCGAGCCGTACGAAGGTGTATTGGCAAGTTTAAGATCAACGATAAAACAAAAGGACGAAGCAATCAAGGAATTAAGAAATAAGAGAGATCTCTATAGAGGTCGATTAAGAAAACAAACAGAGGGAGATTTGTTAGCGATATCCATTGAAATATTAATGCGTATTTTCAAACAAGACCATAGTGAGGAGACTTTACAGAGTTTAAGAGATAGACAATGTAGTTTATATGAAGAATATAAATAAAAATTAAGGAGTTAAAACCATAACAACTATTATTCACATAGCCTGTGCCGGTGTAGAACACATTGGCAGGGTAGAAGGAAATAGATGGAAGAAGGCGCTCAAAAGGCAAATGCTTGTTCTTTATGATGCTGTGAAAGTGACTTATATCCAGGATAAAAATGGTAATGTGGGAATGAATCTTATGGATATGAGAAAGACAAAGACAAGTTCGGGTTCTGTTGAGACTAAATATGAGGGAATGATTTATCTCCAACTAAGCACACAGTATGCATATTACATTTGGCCTGTGGAAACTGATGGGCATCTTTATCATCTATATCAGAATGTGATTAGTGACAGTGACCTTGTATTGCCACCGGATAAGAAGATTATTGATCCGACAGACTTTCCTGGGTCCCAACAAAAAAGAAGGGGGCCTTTGAATTAGGCGTTAAACAAGGTGAGTGATATGAAAACAATAAGAGAACGGTATTACAATGATTCGGTTTTTGCGGCACTTGTCAATATGATGACGGCCCATATAGAGCAGTGCCATTACACACCTTCCGAAATGCGGGAAGCTTCTATATTGGCATCGATAATTTATGAGGAGCGTAATTTAAACCGAATGGTCATTCCTATCGAAATGGAGATTGAAGAAGCATTGAGAGTTATCAGGAAAAGGGTTGATGCTGCCTAAAAATATATAACGTGAGTTTCAATGTCAGAAGAAATAGCGGTCTATTTTGAGGATGTCCTGAAGATTTTAGGCTACTCAAGACGTAAGTTCTTCCGCAAGAGAAAGGAGCTTATTGATGCGGGGGCTATTTTTTATCGTTATGAAGGTAGGCCTCCGCATAAAAGAATTCTCGCATTTCCATCTCGCCTAAAAAATTGGACTGGTCTGAAGACATCACAAAAAGAAATCTTATAAAAAAACTAATTTGCATTTTTATTGTAGTTATTCCCATAACTTACAAAAAAGTGCATTTTTTTTAAAAAAGTTACTTTTTGGCACTTCCTGATGGCACCCCTAGAGTGGCACTTCTTAATGGCACTTCCTGATGACACTTTGACAAGGGTTGTTAAGTATAGTAAGGTATAGTTAAACTTAATTATAGTTAGTTGTAAGTCAAAGATTGTGAAATTATTTTCAAGTTTTCCAACATTTCTTCCAGGTTCGCATCTGGTTAATGAAAAGCAAGTTGATGATTTCTCTACTGGATTCGCCGATAACGAGCGGCGCGTTACGAGCCAAAAAAGGAGAAATCGGAGGAGAAATAAAATAGCGTCGGATTCCAGGAAGAGGAACCGTTCATGAGTACTTAAATGGAGGTTATCATGTCAGCAATACTTAGAAACAGTAGAAGAGTTTTAGCTTGTGCCTCATTCGTGGGACTTATGCTTCTCATGATATTTGCCATTCAGGCATGGTCATTTACTTACGATGGCGATATCAATCCCAATGTAATAGATACTTGGGAGAGAGTAGAAACTTCACCGCCAGATTCACAAGGAATCTTTCTTATAATTACCCGCAACCCCGATCAACTTAGCCCGGTTAAATATGTGGTATTTCTGCTAAAAGCCATTTCATTCAAAGACAGTGCTGTAATTAGATACGCTTATTATCGCAATGACGAGTTCTTTAACTTGGTATTCAATGATTCACTTGAGCGTTATCAGCGAATAAAAGCTACCCAGGGATTCCGAGATGCTTTTGATAATTTATTGAAACCATATTTGGAACCTAAACCTGGCCCTATTAATAAACGCATTTAGATTTAAGTATTTTCAATGATCGAATGGGATCTCGTTCTGGTAATGGTTATAGTCATTATCGGTTTTATTCTCATAATCATTTTAGCTCTTTGTATCTTTTATAAATTATTTGTGAGGTAAACATGGGCTTCCTATCCAAAATCATAGGCTCGGGCATAGGCGATGCTGTCTCAGGAGTTGCCAATGTAGTGGACAAGTTCATGGAGACCCCTGACGAGAAGCGGGCGGCGGAGCTCGTCATGCGCAAGCTCCAGCTCAAACCAGATGAGTTTCAGGTGGGGATAAACAAGATTCAAGTTGGTCATAGAAGTTTATTCATTGCCGGCCCCCGGCCATTTATGATGTGGATTTGTGGTCTGGGATTTGCTTTTCACTTTATTATATTTCCGATCGCTGAATGGATATCTGCTCTCATCGGAAATCCGGTCCCTATGCCAGATATTGATACCGGGGCCCTGATAAGCATTGCAATGTCGTTGCTTGGCTTGGGAGGTCTGCGGTCCTGGGAGAAAAGTAGGGGATTAACGAAGTGAGGTAGAAATTGGCGGTATCTGTCGAAAAAATGAATAGCCCTGACCTTCATCGTCAACATTGCAACAAAGAAGGAATCACTTCTAGACTCTTAGCCAAACTCAAGAAAGGTGAACTCTCTAAGAAAAAGACCGAAACAAAAAAGCTCAAAGGTGCTGTTAATAAGAAATATCTACCTAAATGCTGTAAGGTCATCGCTACTAGTGGTCTGATCACCTATGATAAAAAAGGTAAAGCTTATTATGGAGATGGTGAGACGCTTCTTGCTATTGAGGTCGAGGCATTAGACATACAACAAAGAGCTCGCCAAGATTGTGAGAGAGGTTTAGGCCTAACTGTAGATAAGTTGGAAGTCGCAGGGCCTGATGGAGGACCTATACCGGTTGTAAATGTGAATGAGCTCTCAGAAGAAATCAGGGCAATCGTCAAAGAAGTAACAAAAAAGTATGCAAGGGAACTTAGCAAACATAATAAGCCCGTCAATAGCACAAGCAGTTGATCCCTGGTTCTGGGCTTATGTGAACCAGATTCAGCTTGTTAAGGGCTCATTTAGCCTGGAAGGCCATGAGTTCCAGCGTGATATGATGCAGGCTTTTGATGAGGCTCCAATTAGAGTGGTTATGAAAGCGCCTCAGATGGCTATAACTGAATCTGCTGTGCTTGAGACACTTCATGGTATGATTCATCGAAAATATCCCCTCGGGGTTCTTTATCTCTTTCCAACTGCTGATGATGTTACCGACTTCAGTGCCAGTCGTTTCCAACCTTTAATTCGTAATAATCCCAACACTATTGGATCATACATAAAAGATACCAACCGGGCCAATCTGAAAGAGATAGGTGGGGGATTCCTCTTCTTTAGGAGTGGACGCTTACACCAAGACATCCAAAAATCAATGAAAGCCTCTACCAGACTTTCTAGTATTCCTGTGGATCATGCTGTCTTTGATGAGTATGATCTTATGGATATGAATGCTGAAGAGTGGGTTGATGGTAGAATGCAGCATAGTGAGGTAAAAACAAAATTCTTCCTAGCGAATCCCACCATTCCAGACTACGGAATTGATAAGAAGTACCAAATGACCGATCAAAGGAAGCGATTCCTGAAATGTCGGCATTGCGGTGAGTGGACTTGCCTAGAGGAAACCTTTCCGGATTGTCTCATAACAGTTAATAGTCATGTCATTAGAGGCTGCCAGAAATGTAAGAAAGAGATCTATCCAATAGACGGCGAATGGGTAGCATCCAAACCAAGCCTTTCAAAAGATGCAATTGGATGGCAGATTTCTCACCTTAATTCGGTATTTGTTGATCTTGCTAAAATCTTGGCTAGATTCAGAGATCCAAATACAGACATGGGGACGTTTTATCGTTTGACCCTCGGTAAGTCATACATCGAAGCGACTAATCGGTTAAGTATTGAAGAAGTCCTGGCCTTGTGTGGTAGTGATGGAATTGCGAGCTTTAGTTCTGGACCATGCTCTATGGGAGTAGACCAGGGCAAGGATCTCCATGTAGTTATCGGCAAGAAACATCCCCAGGCTTTTGGTCAGATAGTCCACCTTGGAATTTATAAAGATTGGGAAGAACTTGATTCACTTATGAGCAATTTCAATGTGATTCGGTGTGTGGTTGACGCCTTACCAGAAACACGCAACGCAAGGGCCTTTGCAGAACGCCACAAAGACAGAGTCTATCTTAACTACTATAATGAGCATCAAAAGGGTTCTTATGCTTGGAATGAGAGAGAATATATAGTTCAGTGCAATCGTACTGAGTCCTTAGATTCTAGTCATAAGGAAATCAGTGAGGAGGCTCTCTATCTGCCTAAGAAATGCGAAGTAACTGAGTTATTCGCAGAGCATCTTCATAATACCGCTAAGAAGCTTGAAGAGGATGAAGAGACCGGCTCAAAGCGTTATGTTTATGTGAAATTGGGGCCTGACCATTTCAGGCATGCTTACAATTATGAGGCTATCGCTAGGCAGAATATGCCTGATCTTTTATTTCCTGAATTTGGTGATTGATGACTATGGAAGATATTTCAGTGCGCCGTACCAATTTTGATATGTCTGTTACTGTAAAAAAACCTGATGGAAAACAGACAACCTTTGTTTGTCGAGATATACGAGGTGCTTTGGTCTGGCCTACTCTTAATTCTCCCGGTTACTACTGTATTTTCGCTCAACGAAATGACCCTACGCCTCAGGGAAAATTGCCTTTGCAATTATTGGGCGAAGCTTCGTTAGAGTTACCAAAGCAAATCTTTCAGAAATTAATGCAGGATGCTAAACGACTTGGCTGTTATGAGTTTTACAATGACTATCAGGATGGGAATGAGGAACTCATAAGGGCATTTTATGAGTATTCCAGGTATCAACAAAACTCAAATATCAAATTCACCAAGGCACCGTTTTCTAAAAGCTTCCATATCGGCATATCATTGATTAAAGAATGGGCGAAAAACAATACACTTAATATTCCAAATAATACAATCCTTCGCGATCAGCTTAAGAATATTGACACAGCTGATTTATCGGATAAGCCAGAAGAGAAATTCTTTGCCGTTAATGCATTGCGCTTTATAGTGGCAACTGTTGAAAAGGCAGATTGGCATAGAGGTCATGTTGTAATTTCAGATCCACAAAGGGAGAAGGATAGAGGAGATCCCGGGGGCTGGACTTGATGGATAAGATAAGATACGAAAAGCCAATTATAAAAAAAGAAAAGACAATGAAATTCCCCATTGAGATTATCAATTCATCAGGAAAAAGGAATGTTTGCAGACAATGTTCCAGTTGTCATGGATGTAGGTGATGTTTAGATTGCTTGATGTATATGATATTATGCCACTATGGTTCTTCAGCGGTGGAATTATAGAATTGCACTGGATTAATGAAGATACAGGCGATGAAGTATTAACTTATGGGGAAATAGAGATTAAACCATTATGAGCTCAGACTTTGACCGCCTCTTCAGAGGCAAAATGTACTGTAACGGTCAGAAGGCTAATAGCAACGCTTTTGAAGATCACTTTGATGAGATTACTTGGTCTGAGGATAGCATTCTTGAAGAAGTCGAGGAGAGAGGGAATCATAGTGGGAGTGTTGTTAAACACTTTAAGGTGAGGGAGACCTAATATGCCAGCACCCAAAGGAACTAAAGCACAAAGATGCGCCATGCAACGTGCCTTATTCAACAAAGACCCTAAGTATGCAAAGAAATGGATCCGGGAATTCGGTGATCAGTGAACTGGCATTTCTATGGCAGCTACTCGGCGAGTGGCCAAGGATGGCAGAAAGGGGAAGAGATGATGCAAAACCATGTTTGGAGAGATCCTAATAGTCAGTCTGAAGTAATGGCTGAAGGATTAGGCAGAGACCAGATAGAAACAAAGGTTACTGAGATAGTAGCTGATGAAATCTCAAAAAGTCTTCGATTATCTTGGAATAAACAGACAATTGTTTCCTTGCTATTTCATACAATCCTTGAACCCACAATTACTAGACTTTTAGGGGAATATTTGAATCACGAATTAGAAATATTGTCTGAGACTGTCGCAAAAAGTCTCAATGTGAAGTCAAAAGTCGATTATAACTATGCTACATATGCCAAATTCAGCAGTATGTTGGAGGACTGGAAAGCACGCATAGACGGTAAGCCAACAAGCAAAGAATAAGCGATATCAATGAGCGGCCGCAAATACAAAATAATCCGGAGACAGGTCTACAAGGAATTCCCTAAGAAGATGAACCTCAACAAGGTGAGCTTTAAATCCTTCATCAAGGACTTCTTTAAGAAAGGAATGCCTATTTGGAGACTCGTTTCAGCATGGAAATACAGGAAATGGTGGAATTCCCTTAAAGCCATAAATCCCTTTCGATTTAATCAATATCGGCGGGGTCCCGAGGGCATGATTAGGAATACCGGGCTAAGAAAGAAATATAAGATGCATAAGCGATACGCTAACGATGCAGACTATATGCGGATTCATAGGTAACTCATTAAATCGGGGGCTTTATTATGAGATATAATATAAAAAGATGGCATGAAGATACAGGTAAAATAGCAGAGATTGAAAACTGTGAAAACCTTGAAGTCATAAAGCAAGCAGTTAAGGCAATTGATTACGCCCAAAACTTCGAAGCTAAAGTAGCTGGTCCAGAAGAAGATGATGAGACGAGGGGCACTGCATTACAGGAGATAGCCAAAAAGCGAGAAAAATTACAAGAGATATTGAAAAAACGGGAAGCAAAGGTAAAAGTTGCATTTGAAAGGATTGTAAAGGAATTATACAGTAATCGCTATGATGAGTTTACAGTTAAGCAATTCTGTGAAATAATGGATAGTTGTACACACTGGAGAATATTGTTAGGCAATTAAAGTAGAATAATCAGAATTCCTCTGGCCTGATCACCAGAGGAGCCAGCAAAATATAAAGCCGTTTCCGGCGCGCCGGCTAGGAAGCGGCTTTTTTTGTTGGTACACAATAAAGGCAATATGGAAGCAATTCAACCAATAGCAACATCCCAATCAAGAGGCCTAATCCGCATAGAGTCCAACGCCCAGATTGACACTAGGGAAAAGCTTGAAAGAGTTAGACTTGATGCAGAGAAAGAGCAACAGAAGCCTGAAATCCTATCCCTTGCTTCCCATATAGCAAAGTGCTGGCAGGCTGCAAAAAACGGCAAGATTGAGATTGAGCAAGTGCTTTTGCAATGTATGCGTCAACGAAAAGGTGAATATGATCCACAGGACCTTGCTAAAATCAGAAAACATGGTGGTAGTGAAATATACATGATGCTCACCAGTATGAGTTGTAGAACAGCAGAAGGATGGTTGAAAGATGTAATGATCCCGCCAGGTGATAAACCCTGGGCTATTGAGCCAACTCCTATCCCTGACCTTCCGGATGAAATTGAGGATGAAATCACAAAAAGGGTGATGAAAGAGACTCAAGAGCGAATGGATCAAGAGGGAATGAATGTCGTAAGCCTTGATGACGTTAGGGATAGACTTGAAGAGATAAGGGCAGAGGTGCAAAGGCGACAGTTAGAGATAGCCAAACGTGCTACTCATCGCTTTGAGCAGAAGATTGAAGATGAGTTAAGAGAAGGTAATTACTATGAGGCCCTGGGCCAATTTATTACAGATCTTGTCACATATCCTGCCGCATTTATGAAAGGTCCGATCATCAGAAACCGGAAAAGATTCGCATGGGTTGAGGATAAAAATGGGGAACCGGCGCCCGAGGTAAAATCAATTAATCGGCGCGAATATGCTTGTGTCTCCCCTTTCAATATGTATTTCAGTCCTGGTGCCAAAAGTGTCAATGACGGCTATATGTTTGAGCGAATGAAAATGAGACGTAGTGACCTCCAAGTATTTAAAGGTGTCTCTGGATATAAGACGGATGCTATTAATGCTGTCCTGACAGAATATGGCGCGGGAGGCTTGCGTGACTGGCTGTGGACAGATCAGGAAAGGGCAGAAGGTGAGAATACCCCTCAAGAGATGATAGATCCTGAGCCGATAATTGATGCGCTTCTTTTCTGGGGTCAGATACAGGGATCTAAGCTCAGGGAATGGGGAATGGATCCGAAGAAAGTTCCGGATCTTAACAATGATTATCAGGTATCTGTTATGCTCATCGGAAGATGGGTAGTCATGGCCAGGTTAAATCCCCACCCTCTTGGAAACCGGCCATATTACTCCGCCTGCTACGAGAATCAAAACAACAGCATATGGGGTCGAACTGTCCCGCAGTTATTAAGAGCTATCCAGAGGGTATGTAATGCCACTGCGAGGGCATTGGTCAATAATATGGCTATTGCAAGCGGTCCCCAGTATGAAGTCCACATGGATAGATTAGCACCTGGGGAAGATGCAGAAGAGATGTATCCATGGAAAGGATGGAAGACTAAAAGTGATGAGCGGGGTCAGGATAAACCAGCCATCTACTTTTTCCAACCAAATGACAATTCCGCTGCATTTCAGAAGGTATACGATTATTTCTTTCAGCAGGGCTCAGAAGTTACAGGAATTCCCCGGTATATGTACGGCTCTCAGGATGTAGGCGGAGCTGGGGAAACCGCCTCCGGGCTCTCCATGCTCATGAATGCTGCAAGCAAAACCCTGAAAGGCGTTGTCTTTAACGTGGATGAAGGAGTTACTAAAAAATCAGTTAAGGAGCACTGGGTTCATGTCATGCTATATGACAAAGATATCGAGAAGACCGGGGACATTAACGTGGTAGCCCGGGCCAGCGAATATCTCATTCAGCAAGAGCAGTTACAGATGCGGAGGACTGAATACTTGAATAGCACTAATAATGATACCGATATGCAGATCATGGGCTTGAAAGGTAGAGCTAGTATCCATCGTGAAACAGTAAAATCTCTGAAACTGCCAGATGATATAATTCCCTCTAAGCAAGAAATGGAACAACAAGAGCAACTTATGATAGAAGGG